GATTCATCAATTCTAATGATGTACCCTTCGGTGTCTACCGAAGAATCAAAGTCTACCTCTGCGTAGATAGTCCCCTCCGTTTGGCCTATTAAACTTGAAACCGAAGTCTTGACCACAGAGTCCTCCCCCCGTGTCACCGCAGCCGAAAGGGTGGGGATGTACGAGGTGGCGTAGGCGGCTTGCTCGGTCTGCATACCGTAGATATATGCGCTCCCCGATGTTGGAGTCAGAAGGCTTATATATAATCCAGTAGTTGCTGGAGTCGTGCTTGTCATAATGCAGCGGTACCAACCGTTCCCGTAGTTCTCCATTTTAACGGAAGTGTTAGACCAATTTGGGCCTTCATAAAAAGAGGCTGTTCCCGTTTGTAAATTAAAAATACCAGTACAACTTCCAGTAGCAAAGTCAGATGAAACAATTCTAAATTGTGCTGCGTTATTATACTTTGCGAAAACACTAAAGGTATATGCAATAGGTGATGCCGCCTTTCCACCCATACTGGCGTAAATCTCTTGTCCCGCAGTAGTGGTAAGAGTGTCAGCATTTTGATAGCCGTCGGGGCTTATAGCGGTATTAGCCGTTACGATTGCTCCCGCATATTTTGCCCAATGTCCATTGTCAAAGGATTCTGACCATAGGGCAGCGTTCGTCCGTTGCGGCTCAAGCAAAAGCGAAGGGCAAGTAGCCCCACCCGAATAATCCAAACGGGGAAGGTTCGCAACGGGGCCGACTGATACCGCCGCGCTTGTGGTGGCGATGTAGTCGGTGGTAACACCAGTTTCCAACTGCGCACCAAAAATAATTAAACCGCTTGTGCCATCGCCCGTATAACTTCTCGTAGAGCCATCGGTGCTTATAAAAAACCCCGTAGCCGAATCGCTAGAAGTTAATAGAGTGACGGAGCATCTATAAAATCCGTTTCCAGCCGCTTCAATTTTTCCTATTGCGTTGGGGTGACTTGATACGACTGTTCCATTTAACAAATTAAAGTATGAATACTCGCCAATTGAAGCATTCCCTATTGAAATGTAATTCCTACCCGCTGGTTTAGCAAAAATAGACAATCCCCATTCGCCCGCACCCGATAATGGCCCAGATTTCAGTAGCCAGTGAAAGTTTGTTGATGTGTCCTCAACTAACTTAAAGGCTGTGGTTCCACCATTTGGGTCGGGCTGACCACTTACAAGGCTTGATTGAGGCTTAGTCCAATAAGCGTTATCAAACTCATTTGAATATGCAAACAAATTAGTCCGCACCTTCTCAATAAGGCCCGAACTATTCACCCGCGTTGCGGTATCGTTTGAGCGTGTGAAGGTGAGGTCTCCCGTGCCGTCAATCGGCTTTACTGAATAGACCTTTTGGTCTTTATATCCGCTTGGAATCATTACAAGCGAGGCATCATCAAAATAACTCATCAGTTCAAATTAAATAATTGTTCAATAAGGCAGTCTCGGCCTTCAAGCGTAGCCCCATCATCAGTCATCCGTTGGATATAGGTGTCAAATAGTTCGTAATAGTTATCCTCTCCCAGATCTTGCAGAGCAGCCACCAAACAATCGTAGCCCTCTAATACGCCTCCATCAGCCTCTACCCGTGCTTGGAAAGCAAGAGCGATGTCATTGATAGGTGCGAAGCAAGGGGGTGCGCTCTCATTCTGAATGGACAGAGTAGTTCTATCGGTATCTCCCCACCAACTGCTGCAATATGCGACTCCCCAAGATATTAGATTAGACATTTTTTGTTTCTTCCTTTAGAAATAACTTTAATTTCAATATATTTTCCCTCTTTGGCGTATAGGCTCTTTTAGAGAACCCACCCCCCGCGTTGGATTTCCTTGTCTGGGTAGATGTCTTCATTGATGTTTGAATTGTATTCGGGGAAGTCGTTCTGGTGAAAACTCATATAATCAACAAACCGCTGGGTATAGTAGTCAAAAATCTTACGCTCCTTCTCAATCAAAAAATCAACCTCTCCTTTATCTGCCGTAGTGGAGTTTTCAGAAGAGTGCTTGTATATACCCCCATTGGAGATAGTATAGGCCGCAAACGGCAAGTATTCAGCCATAGCGGAGTGAATTAACATAGGCTGGATGTATGTATTCACTAGCGTTAGGTAACCTCCTGTAAGAGTCCCTGCGATAATGTCATCAGAGATCTTGTCATAGAGTTTTGTACCCAAGTAGTTTTGGATGTGAATCTCTTGCGCAATCTTAATGAACTGAATAAACTTATCCGTGTCCACATTACCACCTAATGCGGTCTGCCGCACAATGTCCTCTCGCTTAATGAATAGAGCAGTTGCCATCTTTTTACTTTAAGAATCCTTCGTTTGGCATATCTACGGGTCGCTTCGCTACCAACTCATCGTTGACCTGCAATTCAGCACCTGCTTTTCTAGCCTTATTTACGCTTATTTCTGCATTCGGGTTTTCAGCATCAACGCCCAGACCCTTCTTCTTTGACATAAATGTCTTACGCATCCAGAAGTGATGGCATCGTGCGCCACCCTTGTACAACCAAATGTCGTAAGTGGGGTCGCCTTTAGGGCCAAAGCCCTTGCCTCCTGCTGATACATCATTTACCACTTTGTCCCCCATAGCGATAATGTCTTCCTTTCGGTAGACCTTCCCTGCATCAACCATCTTCTTGCAAAAGTTTCGTGAAGTGCTGCTTACCGAATCGGGGGCATAGGCGTAGCGAACTTTGTATTTTAAGCCGCTATCCGTAACGCCATCTTGTTCGCTTGAAGCGTTAGGACGAGCCGTTCCTGTAGATGCTAGGCTCAACATCTTGTCAAGAGCCTCCTCTTGGGCGTAATCTACGGGCCTCTCGTCCACTAACTCCCACTCATCGGTATCTATGTCCTCACCTAGTGCTTCTAGTTCGCTAAACGCAGAATCTAACGCAACATCACTTGGTTGGTGAGTAGACATCTTTACGCCTGTTTCTTCTTCTTTGGTTTCTGCGTCTGCTACAATTCCTTCTGTAAACTCTAGTGGCTGGAGTGTCTTAAAGTAGATATTAAGGCTAATGTCGTTGAAGGCTAGAATGTCCTCAATCTTATCCAGAATCAATTCTTGAATAGGGGAGATAACAGTGTTCTCAAACAAGATTGATGCGGTACGCAATTCGTCAGCGTTATTGCCTAATCCTGTCTGGTCTTTAATGCCAAGCAGCATAGGGGATGTTACGCGGTGCGCGACCATCAACTTACGCATTGACTCGTCAGCCATAAACTGATATTGGGCCGAAGCATCTGACAAAGACACAGGCTCAATAGTAGCAGCCATCTCTTTGTTGTCGTTAAACGCCAAGATAAAACGCCCTGCGTTAGAAGACCCGCTGAACTTGTCGGCAATAGCATTCTCCATCATTGCCTGTGCTTCCTCATCTGGAACTCCGTTATTGAAGTTAATCAGCATTGAAGGCGATAGGCCGTTCTTAATGTTATTAATGTGGTAGTTTGCAATCTCCTCTTCTAATTCCGCATACGGAAGGCCTCCTTGATAGTCAACAGGGGAGTAGTAATAGAATCCAGCGCGATAAGGGCGAATGTATAGAATCTCAATTCCGTCCTTGCTAAATCCGAAGGCTGGAATGCGAATAGGCGTTTCTTTCTTCTTCTTTACCTCTGACCAATCCTTTGCGTAGTAGTATGCTTCAACATCTCCTTCGTCATTGCACTTTTCAGCGCGGAGCGACTCAATGGGCATATGATATACTTCCGTAATACGCTTATGGTCTTTGGAATAGATTACCTGAAAAGCAGCCTGTCCCATCATCTTAAGATCTGCTGAGACTTTACGCAAACAATCCTTGCCGAACAACGACTTCATTTTAGCGTACTCATCGGGCTTTCGGTTGCTATCTGTAGCATCCAGACCTTTTCCGTAAACTAGTTCGCTAATTCCGTTAATGATAGCGTTATTGGTTGCGCTGCCATTATATCGGTCAATCAGATATTGGAAATAGTTGTTGTCATCTCCGTACTCTACCCATTCCATATTCCCAACCTCCTTAACGACAGGTGTCGTGTAGGATGAAAAGTTTACGACTCTAATGTTGCTGCTCATAAAATGATAAATTCATTGTTGTATGAAGTTTCTTTGGTGTAAACTCCCTCGTTTATGAAAAACTTATCGTATTCCGTCTGTGAAGTTACAAATGCTCTGCCGCGATAAATGATATTAGAGCCTTTAAAAACCTCCATAGTATAGAATACCCCAGAAGATAGAGTGAAAGCCGCAGAAAGCAGCATATAGCCCTTATTTTCGGTAATGGTTGGGTTTATAGATGTAGTGGTGTTTGTACTCTCGTTTGTAAAGTAGATAGTAACGCCATCCAAATCGTTTAACGCCTGTGTAACGCAGCCCTGCGCCTCTAGTGTACCCCCATCAAATAGCACTCTTTGGAAATATAAATCCAAATCTTCCGAAGAGAACACAGAATCTCTTGGAATGATAGTGATTGTCTGGGTAGTGGATACGGGTCTTAAAATATGCATCGTACTTAAGTAACCAAAAAACGAAAGTTTTTTCCATAAAGAAGGGGGGACACTACCCCCCCCTTCAACACACACTAGCCCAGATTAGGGCAGCCCTGTACTTAAACAGGTATGCAAAAATACAAACTTATTTGCTGATATGCAAATTAAGGATTGATTTGAGTCGCGCTAACGCTAACACCAGCGGCAACCAAAGCGGCAGCAGGAGTAGCAGCAGAAGCGATAAAGTTGGCAGGAACTTTCTCCTTGCCAGACAAGGTTAAAGTATATCCCGTCAAATCACCCATTGCAGCACCCGTAACGATAGTTCCAGCGGTTACCTCTGCACCATTGACCAAGCCCATAACGAACAAGTTTCCGTTCTGATCTTCAACGATAA